ATAAAGAACATGGTCACGCCTACACCTCAAAGGTAGCGTTTCTTCTGGCAACCAAAAGTAGGGTAGCACAATGTAGGATTCCTCTTCCGTCCGTGGTGGGAATACTAAAACGAAGGCTGTGATATCAGATGTACTGGATAAGTCAAGTCCTGCGTAGCACTCTCTTCCTAAAAGACTGGTTTCGTTAATTGGAAGATTACCTTTGTCATAGACATGTTCTGCAATCCACGTTACGGTTGAACTGGTCCACATATTTAGTCGAAGCTGCTTAAAGACATTTTCTTCAGCTGGATTATCGATGGCATTTCGATAGGCTTCACGCACTCGGTCAATCTGTATGGTGTGACCCAGTGAGGGATTTGCCTTATACCAATTTTCTTCATCCTGCCAATCCTCATCGTTAGCTAGGCCATAAACGACTGGATAGAAAGTTTCATCTTTCTTTCGTCCAGATAAGATGTCTAGTGCCTTTGTATGAAGTTCATAACAGATAGAGTTTTTGTCAGTTCCTGCGGTAGTGATGATAAAGAATAGAGGTTGTTCACGCGCATCACCAGAACCTTTGGTAAGAACATCATAGAGATGGCGGTTGGGTTGAGCATGGATTTCATCAAAGACAAGTCCTGATACATTAAGTCCATGCTTTGTCCCAGTCTCCGCAGATAGCACTTGGTAAAAACCTGCATTGTTGTAATTGACAATGCGTTTAGTTGCACCCATGATTTTGGAGCGTTTGTTTAGTGGGTTTGACATTCCAACCATTTGTTTGGCAACATCAAATACAATGGAGGCTTGGTTTCTATCACAGGCTGCACCGTAAACTTCAGCACTGGCTTCACCATCCGCATAAAGAAGATAAAGGGCAATCGCAGCTGCGAGTTCACTCTTACCATTTTTCTTTGGAATCTCTACATAAGCGGAGAGAAACTGTCTGTTTCCATCCTCTTTCACAATTCCAAATAAGTCACGAATAATCTGTTCCTGCCATGGTAAAAGTAAAAAGTGCTTACCTGCCCATTTCCCTTTTGTGTGTTTCAGATTTTGGATAAAGGCTACCGCCCTGTCTGCCTTCCTCTCATCATAGTGTGAGGTTGGCAACATAAAAGGACTTGGTTGATAGTGATAAGACATTCTATACCTCCGAGAGTAGTCGTTCCATTTCATCTTGTTCTCCATCACTACTATCAGCCTGTATTCGACTTCTTGCAGAAGGGGTTAGACCAAACTGCTCGGAGAACTTGAGCATGATTTTCATATTGGTTTGAGCAATGGAAACTTGTGGAACCTGCTGGAGGTAGCCGTTCGGTGTTTTGATAATAGAGCCATGTTTCGTTAGGAACTCTTCTGCCTCTTTCCATCTAGCATAGGCTTGGCAGTATCCTGCAAAAGCCGTCATATCCATATCTGTCAAAAGACCCATGGACTCGAGCACCTTGCTCATGCGTTTCCATTCTTTCTTGGCATCCTCTTCTAACCACGATGGGCATCGAGGAGCTTTCTTAGTTGGTTTAGGTTCTTTATGGTTGAGAGGGCGCTTACCTGGGTTACCTTCAAGAACTTTTAAACCAGTTGGTTTTGGTTTACGTCCACGCTGTGCCAGGTCGCTCACCTCCTATCTTCCATTTTTCTGACACGCAAAAAGGCCTCTTGCGAGACCCTATCGGTTTATTGTATTTGATCAAAAGCCCATTTTACTACATGCCCCAAATCTTGAAATGTTTCTTCAGCTTCAATGATTCTGTCAAACTTTCTTTCAAAGTTATCAAAGTCTTCTAGGCTATCTATGGTTTCATAGATATGAAGTCCAACCCCTTTGTTCTCCTCTTCTTTTGTTGTGAACATATTACCTCTAAAGGAGTTTAATAGCCAGTTATACGCACTATTATCAATTATAATCTGCTATTATTTCGTTAAAAACTTCCCTATCCAAAGCATTCATTGCATCTAATGAGACCCCACGATGGTAAGCATACACAAGATGACCGTCACGTTTCAAGGTCAAATGAGCAATCCATTCACCATTGATATAACTTGGGTCAGTTGAAGATTCTCTGAGCAAATCGCAGACATAATGTCTCTCACCTCTATCAATGACTACCAACTCCCACATAGCCTTATTCCACCTTTACTATCCTATCAACTCCATAGACGACACTCAGCCCACTACCATTATCCCAATGAACTAAAACTGAAGCTAAGTCGTCATGTCCATAGACAGTACCTAGCGTTCCAATAGGTGGTGGAAATGGATCATCCATTTCAAGTAGTTTAACTCGACAGCCTACAGGGTATAAACATTCAACTCTTTCTTTTGCACCGTTATTCATTGTGAAGCCTCCTTCTTTTTGGTAGCTGTATATTACCATTAGTACCAAACACTATCCAGTAATCATCTAAGATTTAAGCAAGAAAGAATAGCCTTTCCAATCGCATAAACAACGGTAACTGTTACACCATTACCTGCTTGTTTGTAGAGTTGGGCATCAGAGTTTACAGCTTGAGCTTTCTCAAAGAGGTCATCCGTGAAACCTTGAAGTCTAAAACACTCACGAGGTGTTAATCGTCTGATTTTAACCATTCGACCATTCCAGACCACCGCACCCATTTGACCACTGCAAGAGAGGTTATGAGCAATGCACTTACCTACTCTTGCTCGTCTCGTTGGAGATGCTGGATAAGATAAATCAACAGAGTCACCAAGTTCTGCCACTTGATACCCTTGCTTTGTACCATTCCTTACCTTAATTCCTTCTACAACTCCGTGTCGGTCTTGAGAAGTTAAGGTAAACATAGGCTCACCTTTCTCTTTTAATCGACGACCATTTTGACGTTTGTTCACTCGGTCTGGAGTTAAAATAGGCTGTACTTCCATCACACCAGAGTTCATGGCTGTCCTCTTTGTAGAACCTGCTGTGTAACGAGCAGTGATGCACCGTGCTTGGTCTGTTACCTTTGGTTTGGTTGTAGATTGGTCAATCAAGTAAAGCCCTGTCTTTGCCCCAACACCGCCACCAGTGCCAACCAAAGTTGTAGAAATACCGTCCGTATCATAGACACGATAGGACTGCATGCCACCTACAAGTTGCTTAAGATTACCACTGCTTTCTGGCTGGAGAGGTAATACTTGTCGTCGACCTCTGCTTCTAAGATGTCCGATAGTGTAGACACGTTCTCGGTTTTGGGGAACTCCGTAATCTTTGGAATTGAACACTTGCCATTCAAGGTCGTACCCTGCTTCGTCCAGTTCAAGGAGATAGTCGAGGAAATCGACTCCTCTGCGACTTGATAAAAGTCCCTTAACATTCTCAAGGATGAGCCACTCGGGCTTATCTTCTTCACTTTGGCTCTTGAGGAGGTCAACGAGTGTAAAAAAGAGTCCACTTCTTTCAGCTCGTAGTCCAGCTCGCTTTCCTGCGATAGACACATTTTGGCAAGGACTTCCCGCAGTCCATATATCTGCTTTTGGAATGTCATCTGCCTTGAGTTTTGTAATGTCATCTCTAAACCATTCTCCTTCCGTATCATACATGGCTTGGTAGCTCTTCACCGCAAACTTGTCCTTTTCGCAATACCCGATGCAAGTCATGCCAGCCAACTCAAGTCCACGTCTAAAGCCACCAATGCCTGCGAAGAAATCAATAAAAGTTAACTTGGTCATAATACCACCTCAACTAACTCTGAGTAATTGATTTCTTTCCCATCTCGCATAACCTTGATTGATTGGTCACCAGTCGCTTCAAAGTAACGTTTCACAATCACGTCCACAAACTTTTCATCCAATTCAATACCATAACAAATCCGACCTGTTTCTTCACAAGCCATCAGTGTTGAGCCACTTCCAAGGAAAGGATCCAAGACTAATGTCCCGCGCATGGATGAGTTTTGAATGGGATAAGCCATCAATTGGACTGGTTTCATGGTTGGATGGTCTTTACTAGACTTAGGTCGGTCATACTCCCAGATAGTTGTTTGTTTTCGGTCAGAGAACCATTGGTGTTTCCCTTTGTTCTTCCAACCAAAGAGACAAGGTTCATGTTGCCACTGATAAGGGCTGCGACCAAGAACAAGTGAGTTCTTTTTCCAGATGCAGCATCCACTCAAGTAAAAGCCTGCATCCTTAAACGCCTTACGGAAGTTATACCCTTCCGTATCAGCATGAAATATATAGATAGAGGCATCCGACTCCATATGCGCTTCAACCTGAGTAAACATATCATAAAGGAACTGGTAAAAATCAGAATCACTCATATTGTCGTTCTTAATTTTTCCTGCAGTCTCTTCCACATTGACATTATATGGTGGATCAGTCAGAACAAGATTGGCCTTTTTCTCCCCTAGCAGTTTGTCATAGGTTTCTCCTTTTGTAGAGTCGCCACATATCACTCGGTGTTTACCGAGCAACCAAATATCTCCTTGTTGTGCGATAGTCGGTTTCTTCAACTCTTCTTCCACATCAAAGTCATCTTCCTCGATGTCCTTGTCGTGTACTTTAGAAAATAGTTGGTCAATCTCAGGAAACTCAAAACCAGTTAGGTCTGTATCAAAGTCTGCCTCTTGTAAATCTAATATCAAATCCACAAGCAATTCTTCATTCCAGCTACCAGTGATTTTATTAAGGGCAACGTTCAGTGCCTTAACTTTGTTTTCATCTTCAATATGGACTTGAACGCACTGTACTTCTTTAAAGCCCAAGTCCTTTAAGACCGTCAGTCGTTGATGACCTCCAATGATAGTCATATCATAGTTGACAATGATAGGTTCGACATAACCAAACTCTTGAATCGACCGTTTGATTTTTTCGTATTCCTTGTCGCCCTTTTTGAGAGCCTTCCTTGGGTTATAGCTAGCTGGATTAAGTTGGTCAACTGTTAATGTTAACCACGTCATACTTTCTTTCGTCATCATGTCCTCCGTGATGTTCTTGCGCAGGTTCTGCTACAAAATTTTCTTGTAGGGCTACCATAAGCTGTGAAGGTCTTACCGCACAGTTCACAAACATGGCTATCCGCTTTTTCAGGATGTTTCTTTATCCAATTTTTTCTTCGGCAACTAGTGGAGCAGAACTGTTTAGTTCTTCCTTTACGAGGTTGCTTAATGGGTTTCAAACATTCTTTGCACAATTGTCCATTTCTTTGTCCGTCAGAAATCATAGCCACTACTGCCTGACCATAACCCTTTAGATGAGGGTTAGCACTGCAGTAGCGTTTGACTGCCGTCAGACTGAGGTCAAGCAAGTTTGCGATTTTGCGATAGCCCAGACCCTCGTTTCTCATTTTCCACACTTGTTTTGCTTTAAAATCGTTCATTTTAACCTCCTTTAGTTAGCTTTTATCCCAGTTTTTGGGTAAAAATAAACGACAAGATTTAATGAAAAACCTTGTCGTAGATAATATTTGGGGTCAGTAAAAATCTATTTTTGTGTACCCCCTTTTAAATTTTGCGACTTTTCACGTTTGAGGGGGCGCCGGTCTTTTAACCAAGCGGTTTGTAGAGATTTTATCCCCCCTAGGGGTCAGTATTTATAAACTTGATACCTGTCTGCCGTCATAGTTTTTCGATCATGACAGGACTTGCATAGAGCTTGCCAGTTGTTCTCATTCCAGAAGAGTGTTTCATCACCTCGGTGTGGTGTCACATGGTCAACGACAACAGCCTTGGTGTAAATGTTCTTCTTCAAGCAGTGCTCACACAGTGGATGCTTGCGAAGGAAACGAGTCCTTGCCTTGTTCCACTTGGAGGTGTAACCTTTCTCACTGGTTGACTTAACATCACGGATGTGTTCCTTAGCGTGTTCGTCGCAGTACTGTTTTCCATGAGGAACGAGATACTTGCAATTGTTATGCTTGCAAGGTTGGTTAGGTCGTCTTGGCATTTACCCACCTACACTTCCCACGGTAAGTCTGCCTTGCCGAAGTGACCATAACAAGTGGTCTTGGTGTAATCCACGTTCAGCAAGTCCAGCTCCTTAATAATTCCTTGAGGTGTTAAGTCATAGCGGACACGAATCATCTCAACAATACTCTCATCTGAGTATTCACTTGTTCCAAAGGTATTCACATAAATAGACACAGGTTCTTTCTTACCAATGGCATAAGCTATTTGAACCTCACAACGTTTAGCAATCTTTTCTCGGACAAGGTCACAAGCAATCTTTCTAGCCATGTATGCACCAGAACGGTCAACCTTGCTTGGGTCTTTCCCTGAGAAAGCACCACCACCGTGGCGACAAGCACCACCGTAGGTATCCGCAATAATCTTTCGACCAGTTACTCCTGCATCCGCAAAGCTACCACCCAGAACGAAACGACCAGTAGGATTGACTAGCATCTTAAAGTCGGTATTGAGTTTATAGTCCTTAGCGACTTCAAGCATGACATGACTAACAATTCCAGTTACCATGGCAAGACTTGCTTCCTCCTTATGTTGGGTGGAAATCAAAAAGGTATCGATTCGCTTCTTATCGTAGTCGTAAGAGACTTGAGCCTTAGCATCTAAACCGAGTAAAGAATGATCGAGGTCTTTCAACTTCAATAGAGCCTTGGTTGCCAGAACATAAGGTAATGGCAGAAACTCCTTTGTTTCATTAGTTGCATATCCGAACATCAAACCTTGGTCACCTGCACCACCGCTATCAACACCTTGTGCAATATCACTGGACTGTTTTCCTATCAAATCAATCAGATTGAACTTCAACATTCCCAACGGTTCAAGTACAGACTTCACAATAGCCATAGTGTCATAGTGATGATTGGTAGTGACTTCACCTGCAACGATAACCTTGTCATCCTTGATTAAGGTTTCAACAGCTACTCGGCTTGCTTTGTCATGCTTTAGACAGTCAGTCAAAATAGCATCTGAAATCTGATCACAAATCTTATCTGGGTGTCCCATAGATACTTGTTCACTGGTAAAAATCATGTTTTCCTCCACGAAAAAAGGCAACCCTTTCTTGGGCTACCCTTTGGTTTTATTTGGCTTGTCTTCCTGCCTCGTAGGCTTGTTCAAGCATCTCTTTCAATGCCCAAACGCTAATGTCGTAAAAATCTAGTCTATCGCTGTTCCTTGTTTCCAAGGTTTCTGCTCCAATGCGTTCCTTTGCGATGTTGGTTAAAATTTCTTCTTTGGTCATGGTGTTGACCTCCTCTTGTTTTTGTATCTGTATATTACCGTACAAACCAAGGAATAGCCAGTCATAACTGGAGAATTCTTTACACTTTTCGACATCTTAAGTATAGCACAGGTCTAGGTTGAAAATCAGTACCAAATCGGTACAACTTTGGTACAAATTTAGTACGAATTCAGTACCAATTTAGTACAAACTGTAAAAGCTAGATAGGAATATGATAATCCTCCACCCTGAGTTCAAGACTTTTAGACATCCAGTGATAACATTTCCGTATCTGTTTGAGAATCTTACGTCTGCGATAAGCAAGGGTTGAATGACTCATTTGATAAGCCTCCTCTAGCTCTGTCCAACTCTTTCCTAAGTAAATTAAATCTGCAGCCAGAGGCTTTAAATCATCTGGCAACAAGTCCATGACAAGTTCAAAGTACTCAAGGTCAACTTTTAAGCAATAATAGGTATTAAGCAAACTACTCAAATACTCTTGATTTTCTTGTTCTTGCTTTTCCCTGAAGCTAAGAGCAATCAGCTCACTCCGATCATAGGTCTTGGTTTTGCTCACTTTCTCTTGCTCATTTTTTTCAAAGACAAGAGATTGAATGACACTCTCCTCTGAAATGGGGCAATAGTTTAACAGTTTATTTTGGACCAAACTCGATTTGATTTTCATATCACGGTAATGCTTAGCAATATATTCCACTTTATCCGTCATAGGTATCCTCCTACCTGTGCTTTCACCGCCTTAATAAGTCGCTCCTGAGCATCATCCTTATCGGCCAGAGCTTTTAAAATGTCTTCGTCAATCGTACCTTCAGTAACAATGTGTTGAATCACAACAGTTCCTGAACGCTGCCCTTGTCGCCACAAGCGAGCATTGGTCTGTTGGTAGAGTTCTAATGACCATGGTAAGCTGAACCAAACTAAGTGATGTCCACCTCTTTGAAGGTTGAGTCCATGACCACTACTGGCTGGATGAATGAGTCCAACCGTAATCTTGCCAGCATTCCAGTCACGAATATCTGATTCCTCTTTGAGGGGTTTGAAATTGACCTTTAATTTTTCCAGTTGCTCAACAATCCGCTCGTAGTCATGTTTAAACCAGTATGCCAATAAGAGTGGCTCACCATTAGCTGCTTCAACAATATCCTCAAGAGCATCTAACTTTTGATTATGGATAGTCACTGCCTCCTTGTTATCAGAGTAAACTGCACCATTTGACATCTGACAGAGTTTTTGAGAAAGACTTGCAGCACTCGAAGCTGTAATGTCATCATCCTCCAAGTAAGGGAGTACCATGTCACGACTCATGGATTTATAAACCTTGGTTTCTTTGTCTGTCATTTTAACAAGGTAGCGCGTGGTGATTAACTCTGGCATATCCAAATAGTCTAAGGCTTTCATGGAAATGGTGATATCAGAGATTTTGTCATAAATTTGTGCTTCCGCAAAATCCATAGGGATATACTCATAGACCACATGACCTTGACCATATCCCTCACGGAAGTAGCGATTGCGGTACTCCGTAATGAAATAGCCCAAACGCTCCCCACCATCAATGACCTTGAACTCTGCGAATAAGTCCATCAAGCCATTAGAACTTGGTGTTCCTGTTAGTCCTACGACACGTTTCATAAATGGACGCATGATCATGAATGCCTTGAATCGCTTGCTCTTCCAAGACTTGAACGAACTCAATTCATCAATCACTACCATGTCCCATTTGAAGTAGGGGTGGCATTGTTCTACCAACCACGGAAGGTTTTCTCGATTAACAATATAGATATCCGCATCAGTTTGAAGTGCCTCAAGCCGTTGTTTGGGTGTGCCGATAATTTTTGAATAGCGTAAGTGTTTCAACTCAGCCCATTGCTCAATCTCATCACTCCAGACTGTGCTTGCGACTCGAAGTGGGGCAATAACCAAGACCTTTGTCACCTCAAAGCGGTCGTAGATTAGCTCATCTATCGCTGAGAGGGTTGTTGCCGTTTTCCCCATCCCCATGTCTAGGATGACTGCTGCATTTGGATGGTCAATGATGAAGTCTTTGGCGACTTCTTGATATTCATGTAGACTCAATTGCATCTAACATTCCTCCAATCTGTTCTAACCCATCGAGGACATAGACGGTGAAGCCTAACCTCTTGAGTAGCTTATGCCTTGATATCTGTAAGGCTCGTGGTTTACCTTTAGGTCGCTTCACTTCCACCATGCCAAACTTCCCATCAGGGAGAAAGACGAGCCTATCTGGCACACCAGCAAAACTTGGTGACACCCACTTAGGACAAATCCCACCACGTTTTTTGACTTGGTTCACCAAGTCCTGTTCTATTGTTTTTTCTAGCATTCTTTTACCTCTTCAAAATAGTGTGTAGGTCTAAGGCACTCATTTCCTAAACTTTCCCTATAGGCTTTTTTATATAGAATTTTTTACTATAGAGACTTTTAGAAAAGACCATAATAGACCTACACTAAATCTAAAAATGCTGGTCATGTTGCTTAATACAAATAACTTTTTTTGTCATGAGTACATAAAACTTTGATAATAGACTCCAATGACCAGCACTAACATTTTTTCACTCTCCCTTTGATGTGTAAGTCGAGTTCTTTTGATGTCAGTCAATTTTTGACTCAATCTAAGAAGTCATTGTCATCATCAGTCAGTTTCAGACCAAGAATCAGATTTCCTTTACTGGTTCGCTTGCGAGTGTATCCTGCTTGCGTAAGCGCTGCGTAGAAATCTGTCGTGCTACGGGTGTACTCCATATTTTTAAGACAATAAGCCCGATATTGTGAATAGAGTTCCCCAGACTTCTCTGTGTAACTATCGTCAATTTCACAGCACTCATTTAAAAAATGACCCAACCAATCGTTAGCTTCACGATAGGCTTTGACGGACTTCGATACTGCCGATGGAACTGTCGTTTTAAAATTAACTTGAATGGCTTTATCCGCACCTTCAATAATCCACGACAAAATAGCTGGAGCTGCATTATCGTACAAGTAATCCGCAAAGTTTTTGATGTCTGACCTTGCAGTGATTTTGGCATTAAAAGGTACAACAACCAACCGACGCCAAGTGCCATCATCATTTGCCCCAACTTTTGGGAGATGATTGGTGTATAGCACTAATGTGTGAGAAGGAACAAAATGGAACGGGTCCTTATACTTCTTTTCCGCTTGAATTTCATCAGTTGATGTAATTTGTTTAACAACGGCAGTATTAAGTCGCATACCTTCAGCCATCTCAGAAGCAATAACTAGTCGCTTCCCTTTTAGCTCCGCAAGCTCAGGGCTTACGTTTCGTCGATTGGACATGGTAAGCGCATCCGCAGATAACTTTCCTGAGTAGCTTCCAAGTACACGAGCGATAGTATTCCAGAAGGTAGACTTGCCATTCGCACCACCACCGTAAGCAATAATCATATGTTCTTGATAAACTTTACCAATGGCTACCATCCCAATAATCTGTTGGACATAATCAATTAACTCTTGATCCCCACAGAAGAAAGTTTCCAGTGTTTCCTGCCATAAGCCTTGACCTTTATCACTAGGAGATATTGAAGTCATTTTGGTGATATAGTCTTGAGGATTATGAGATTGTTGACCATTTAGTCCTTTTCGCAAATCAAAGGTGGATTCAGGAGTATTCAACAACATGTCATCACTATCTAATTCAGATAATTCAACAGTAAGCATTGACTTGGCGGTATTGTAGACCGCCATTAAATTTTTATAATCACGGTGTTTCATGACAAATTTGTGAAACTCTTTAGCAGCAAGATAGGCTTTGAAATACTTCAATTGAAAAGATGTCTGAATAGACTTTTCAAGACGTTTGCCTCCAGCCTTCACAAGCAATTCATCGATACCAGTTGACACAAGACTCTTTTCTGTTGTCACCAAGGTCTTTTCCGCCTCAGCTAGTTGTTCATCAGTAAAACTGACCACAGCTCCTAGAGCCAACTGCTTATTCTCACGCCAATGCGTTCCATCGTAATAGAGATAATCTGTCGCATTGGTATAAGCTAATTTGTCACAATACTCACGAGCCAATACTCCTGCTTCACCGACATCGGAGTAGTCATCTGGTCTCAGTGTTTCTCGATTAAACTGTTCTGGCGAAACATAACCTTCAGAACTTTTAATGGTTTTATTGTAAAAACGTACTGCACTTCCCCAGATGGTATCTAACTCCGCTTTATCCAACGGTGGTTCACACTTTTCAGCTTGTTCATCAAATCCTGCTCTAGCTTCTTGAGTAACACCGAGTCGTTTAAGAATTTTAGCTGCAAACACGGACATGGTGTTATTGCGACTACCTTGGGTAATCGGCCCAGTCGGTGGTTTGTAGAAGTCTGCATCAAAGTCCTCTTCTTCATCAACAGAACCTTTAGATAAGATGTCATCAATGGTTAGCCATGAATCATGCCAAACAACTTCTGCTTGCGGATTCCCAAAGAAGAACCGTGCTGCGTCCTTGGCATTATCATCAAAGAAACCATATCGGTTGACCAGCTCCTCCTTGAGTGCCACATAGACTTGAGAATCAGTGATTGATTCAATAGGAAAATAGATGTGAAATTTTGGACGTGGTGCCTTTGTTCCTTTAATAAGCATATGATTACGACTAGTTGCCAAGGCAAACTGGTAATCATCAAAAAGTTTTTCCAGCATCTCTGCCGTAACCCACTCATCTGGATTTTCTGTGTGGTCATTATCAATATCCATGACCACAACATCCGATTGAAGAAAGTTTGTGGTGGAGCGCGTGTTGTTTTGATAGCTCGCAGCTACATGGTCAAACTGGACTGCTTGGATTAAAGTCTGTTTATCAGTCACAATGACTTGATTTGGGTAGGCAGTGGTTGTCTGATTTCCAGCCTGTCCAGAGGTAAATAATGTTAATTGCATTTGATTCCTCCATTTTTAGTAATGAGTTGAGAGTTTTCCCCTCCTACCTTACTAAGTAGAGTTGGTGACAGATTTTCCGCTCAAATCGAAAATTTTTTCAAAAAAAATAATCTTCCTTTATATACCTAGGAAGATTGTTTTTTGATTTAGGCGATAAGTTGTGCTGAATAAAATTTTTTGTCCAAAAGGCGGAAAAATTATCCTCGCGGTTACTTAGTAAGGTGTAAGGGATAAAAAACCGCTGAAATAAAAAATGATAAAAAACTTTCTTGAAAAGCGGAAAAACCTCCCTCATTCTTACTTAGTAAGATAGAGAGAGGTTCTCTTAGAAAAATAGGGGAGGTCACAGAAATGACTGACAAACCAACAACTGTCACCCATGACGAAGAATTGGCTGATACCTTAATCGCCATCAGCGTCATCTCAAAGCGACTCGCTACTAAAATCAAGGAGGAGGACAACCATGAGTCACATGAAGAAAATCGCTAGTCTGCTTGCAGAGCTAGAACAAAACAACCGCAACATTCTTGAAATCACAGAACGTAATCAAACCATCCGTTTTGAAATTCAAAACCTACTTAGTCCGAAAGAAACTAAGGTAGAAGATAAACAACCTGCTCCTACCTTTACTAAGGAAGATGTTCGTAAGGTCTTAGCCAGCAAGGCAAGCGATGGCTTTAAAAATGAAGTCAAAGCCCTTCTGAAAGCCTACGGTGCTGAATCGCTGTCTACCTTAGATGAAAAACACTACGGTGCTGTCATTGAAGAGGCTGGAGGTATTGGTCATGACTAGCCACGCTCTACTCTCTGCATCTTCTGCCAGTAGGTGGATAGCTTGTCCACCCAGTGTGCGACTAACGGAAGATATCCCTGACCAGACAAGTAGCTTTGCTCAAGAAGGAACAGATGCCCACGAGCTATGTGCCTATCTTGTGGAGAAGGCACTCGGTAGAAATGCGCGTGACCCAACTGCGAGGCTGGAATACTACTCTGAGGAAATGCAGGAATGTGCAGAGGAATATCGGAACTATGTCTTAGGTCAGATTGAAATCGCCAAGTCACGGTCACCAGACCCATTGGTTCTAATTGAGCAACGGCTCAACTTTGCCAGATGGGTGCCCGACGGTTTTGGCACAGGAGACTGTGTGATTGTCGCAGATGGACTCTTACAGGTGATTGACTACAAGCACGGTTTAGGTGTTCTTGTCTCAGCTGAACATAACGCACAGATGATGTGCTATGCTTTAGGGGCTTTGGATATGTTTGAAGAACTCTATGACGTTGAAACCATCACCATGACAATCTTCCAACCAAGACGTGGTAACATCTCTACCTTTGAAATAACTAAAGGCGAACTCCTAGTTTGGGCTGAAAAGGAACTAGCTCCAAAAGCACGACTCGCCTACGAGGGTCAAGGGGAAATGCAGTCTGGCAAACACTGTCAGTTCTGTAAGCTCAAAGCAGTCTGCCGTAAGCGAGCAGAGGATAATTTAGCTCTAGCTAGAATGGAATTCGCAGACCCCAGCACTCTAAATGCTCAAGACATCGCAGAGATTCTGCCTAAGATTGACCAGCTCACTAACTGGGCCAATGACGTAAAATCCTATGCCTTTCAAGAGGCAACATCTGGACGAACTATACCGGGATATAAACTGATCGAGGGCCGTTCCACTCGTAAGTTCACCGATGAAAGCAAAGTCGCTCAAGCTGTCCTTGATATCGGACTTGACCCTTACGAGAAGAAACTTTTAACTATCACTGCCATGACTAAACTCCTTGGTAAGAAACAATTCAATGACCTGCTTGGTGGTCTTATTTTCAAACCAAGCGGTAAACCACAACTCGTTCCACTTGACGACAGTCGTCAAGAAATGAAACTAGCTAAAAATGATTTTAAAGAGGAATAAACTTATGACAACAAATGCACTAACTACAAAAGTAATCACTGGTCCAAACACACGCTTCAGCTACTTGAATGCCAACGAACCGAAATCAATCAATGGTGGTACGCCTAAGTATAGTGTGTCACTTATCATTCCAAAAGATGATACGGCTACTATTGATAAAATCCACGCAGCTATTGAACTTGCCTATAAAGAGGGTGAATCTAAACTCAAAGGCAATGGGAAGACTGTTCCAGCTCTCTCTGTGATTAAGACACCACTCCGTGATGGTGACTTGGAGCGTCCAGATGATGCGACATATCAAAATTCCTACTTCGTGAATGCCAACTCCCCACATAAACCGGGTGTAGTCGATGCCAATCGCCAAGAAATTATTGATACCTCAGAACTCTACTCAGGAATCTATGGTCGTGCTTCCATCTCCTTCTATGCCTTTAACTCCAATGGTAATAAGGGGATTGCCTGCGGTCTCAATAACTTGCAAAAGCTCCGTGATGGCGAACCATTGGGCGGACGCAGCCGTGCAGAGGATGACTTTGCGACCGAAGATGATGACGACTTTTTGAACTAATTTAGCTTAGTGGGTGGGACTCACTTCCCACCTACTATTTCATTTTAAAAGAGGTAAACAATGACAACAATAAATAACTTGATAAATTTGATCTCCGAAGCAACAGTTGCGACTATCTTATTTTCTATCTGGGCTTACGCTTGGATTACCTTCGTTAAATGGTTTGTGGATATTTCTAAAATGGCACTACATCACTTATTTCCGAATGTGAAATGGTTTAAATAATAAAGAGGAGAAAAAGAATGACCGAATACGAACACTTTATGTTGCAGATGTGCTTTAGCATGTTACTCGGCTACACCTGCGGGATGTTGCTCACCATTATCACGGATACAATTGGCAACATTAAAGAAAGACGAAAATCACGAAAAAATAAATCTCATAAATAATAACTTGGGTGGTGGTTTATACCATCGCCCTTATTTGGGAGGAATATACCTATGAAAGAACTATCCATTGATATTGAAACCTACTCAGAAGTTGATTTACGAAAGTCAGGTGTCTATCGCTATGCAGAAGATGATTCTTTTGAAATCTTACTTGTTGCGATTTCTGCCGACAATGGCTCCGTAACAGTTTATGATTTAACTAAGGAAGACTTACCTAAAGATATCATTGATGCCATTGTATCTGATAGTATTATCAAGTGGGCTTACAATGCCAACTTTGAACGTGTCTGTTTCTCTAATTGGCTCAATAAACACCACCCAGAGTTAATGAATTTGAATTTCCTCTCTCCTACTTCATGGCGGTGTAGCATGGTTTGGTCGGCCTATATGGGATTGCCATTGTCTCTTGAAGGAGTTGGTAGTGTTCTTGGACTAGACAAACAGAAACTGACTTCAGGTAAAGACCTGATTCGCTACTTCTGCTTGCCCTGTCCACCAACTAAGGTCAACAGTGGTCGCACTCGTAATTTATCTCATCACGCACCTGATAAATGGAGTGATTTTATCCTATATAATAAACGTGATGTAGAGGTTGAGTTAGCTATTAAGGATAAACTAAAGAAGTTCCCTGTTCCTGACTTTGTTTGGGAGGAATATCACAAAGACCAAATCATCAATGACAGGGGTATCAAGATTGACAGAACCTTCGTTGAAGCTGCTCTTGAGATTGATAGAGTCAGTAAAGACAACATCCAAACTGAACTCAAACAACTGACTGTCCTAGACAATCCAAACTCAGTTCAACAGATGATTGGTTGGCTTCGTGAACATGGTGTTACAACTGACTCGCTTGATAAAAAGACAGTTAATGAACTCCTAAAAACAGTTGATGAAACGACTTCTAGAGTACTCAGACTCCGTCAGAAGGCAGCTAAATCAAGTATCTCTAAATACCAAGCCATGATGAACTGTATCTGTAAGGACGGACGAGCCAGAGGCATGTTTCAGTTTTATGGAGCGAACCGAACAGGACGCTGGGCTGGTCGATTGGTGCAGCTTCAGAACCTACCCCAGAACCATTTGAGTGACTTAGAGGAAGCGAGAACTCTCTTTAAGACTGGTGACTTAGAGACTGTCGAATTACTCTATGATACCCAAGATACTCTTTCTCAGTTAATCCGCACAGCTTTCATTCCTGATGACGATATGAAATTCATTGTCTGTGACTTTTCTGCTATTGAAGCGCGTGTACTCTCCCACCTTGCAGGTGAGACTTGGCGCAGTAAAGTGTTTGAGCGTGGTGAGGATATCTACTGTGCCAGTGCCAGCAAAATGTTCCATGTACCTGTTGAGAAACACGGTGTCAATAGTCACTTACGTCAAAAAGGTAAAATCGCAGAGTTGGCTCTTGGCTATGGTGGTTCAGTAGGTGCTTTGAAAGCTATGGGTGCTCTTGATATGGGATTGGATGAGGATGAACTCCAACCCCTCGTTGATGCATGGAGACAGTCTAACCCCAATATAGTTCTATTCTGGTGGGATGTGGACAAAGCAGTAAAAACAGCCGTTAAACAAAAAAACAAGACTTCCACCCATGGAATTACCTTTGAGGTAAAGAGCGGCTTGTTATTCATTACCTTACCGTCTTGTCGTCAATTATCCTATGTCAAACCTAAAATGCGGGAGAATCAATTTGGTGGTGAATCAGTTACATACGAGGGAATTACAACAGGTAAGAAATGGGATCGCATTGAAAGCTATGGTCCAAAATTTGTAGAGAATATTGTCCAGGCCATAAGTCGTGATTTATTAGCCTATGCTATGCAATTGTTAGGCAATGAAAAGATTGTCGGTCACGTTCATGATGAAGTCATCCTTGAAGCTAAATCAAGCCAGATGGTTGGTGAAATTTCTGCTTTAATGGCAAACACTCCAGCTTGGATGAACGATATTAACCTTAGGGCTGATGGATATGAATGTCAGTTTTACCAAAAAGGCTAAAAAAGACCG